ACTATCTAAAGTAGATAACCACTGATAACCTTTAACAACATCTGTATTATTACTATAAAAAGTACTCCGTGCTGTATTCGAATAATGCATAACCATAGTTCTTGTGACAGTCTGAGCATCATTTAAGTTTCTTAAAAACCTTCCACGAGTACCATATAAACTTGAAACTATCTTTTGTCCAGAATCACCAATCAAAAATCCTGTACGAACTATTGATTTAATTGTACCTATGTTCTGTGTTGTATATTGTCTTAAAAACTCAGTAACAGTCATAGATATCTTATCACTGAATACTATTGGAGTCCTGTAAATAAGTGCTGATAACTTTTCTGAAGTTATAGTAGTACTTGATAATGTTATATCTATTGACTTCAAAGCATTATTTATAACAGTAGTTGCATATGCAATTTCCTGAGAACTAAGACTATTCATATTGTTTAATAAAGTATTTTCAAACTTAGTATTATATATCTTTTGTAAATCTACTAATTCACGTAACAATGCTTCTTTCTGAACCTTAGTCCATCTTGTCATATTTCCAGCAGACAAAAGCTCTGCACGTATCTTTGCCTCTCCTCTTCGTAGGATAGCAATCAGTCTTTTTATTTCTGAATTCTTATATCTCTCAATATAATGTTGATGAGTAATGAACTCAGACTGTAATGAATTGTTTACTGAATTAATTGCCAAAATTATCTCCTAAAAATAAGCCTTCATAAGACGGAGGAGGGAAAAGTCTTATGAAGGCAATGAAACGATTAACTATTATGTGACAGGATCTTCATCAGAAGAATCATTATCAATTATATCATTATCAGAGTTTCCGGGCAGTCCACCGGGGAAACCTTCCTGAAGCTTTTCAGCCTCTTGTTCTTTTGTCCAATTAGGTGGAAAACCTTCTTTCTTCTGAATATTATAAAAATATGTATCAAAAGAAATTCCACCATTCTGAGCAGCACCCATCCAATCAAGTAACTCTTTTCCAGTGATGTTATCATCAAAGAAATCGATATTTAACTGCATATCAACAATAGTACCATCAGTTTTATTATGTGCCCATGCCATCTGGTATGTAAGTATTTTAGATATTGATACACTTAAAGACTTAGACATATTAATCAATGTAGCATTTTCAGACTCAGAACCAATCCTTGCTGTTTCTGCTGAAGGAATGTATCTGCCTTTCTGAGCAATACGTTCTGCACCAAGTACAGCCATACGCTCTTCTTTGCTTTGCATTTCGTCTTTAATGCCTGAATCAGATTTAGGTTCAATCATGTGAGGTATTGAATTAGATGGGCCAGCTAATGCCCCACCAAGAACTACTTCACCATGAACTTCTTCATTCCATCCAGCTAAATATAAAGTTTTAATACCAACCCAATGCAATTCATTTTCTAAATCAGCACTGTTACGATAATGACCAATATTCATATCAACCAAACCCTCAATCATTGAGGAAGTATTATCACGATAATCCAAACCCTTATCAGTCATAGTGTAAAATGGAATAAAATCTAATGGCTTTCCATCATCTAACGGTGTAATTATATCTGTGACTTTGTACTTTTTCTTTTTAGTATGATCATCTGAACGCACACCTTCAATAATATACTGACGATATACATAGCCCATATCTGTCTTTTGCAAATAAAGTATTCTGTAATTAGTAACTTCTTCAGGAACTAATGAATCTGAAGTACTAAAATCTAATGATTCTTCAGCCAATACAAAGAACCTAGGAACAATTCTATTTTCAATTACTTCCCAATGCCAGTTAATAATATCTTCAGTCTTATATGCAGATAGAAGAGGTTTTAATCCTCTCTCCTCATATTGTGACTGGTTCATCTGAACAACTTTACCATCAACACCTGTTAACGGCGGAAAGTCTACCAGTATTCCTAATTTATTGATTACAAGCACTTCTTCAACCACTGTTCGTAAAAAATCCTCAATAGATTTACCATCAAAGGTAACTAATGAGAAAAACTCTTCCCCTTGTCTGAGAATATCATCAGTGTCTATGGGCTTTCTATCTAAAGAATGATATTTGAATACAGGATCCTTACGAAACAGCATACCTAAATAAGCTTGTACAGTTCGTGCAGTTGCACCATACCATTGAGCACGCCTGAGATATTTTGCATACGCCGCATCTGGTTGTTTGTTTAATCTATCAAGATATTTCTCTTCGCCACCCTTAATGGATTCACCACCATCATAAGCGTCACGACATTTTCTCCATATAGGAGCCATCTGTTTGTATACCGGATGTTTCTTTGTTATGTCAAAGGTAAGCTCCGAACCAACCCTTAAATCATCTATTAACTTCATATAAATCTCCTATAATCCTGCCACAGTTAAATTTTTAAACTGAACTTGTTTTCTAAAAAGACGATAACGTGTAAGGTCAAATAAATGATCCTCAGCAGAAGTCATAACATCTTCGGGATTCTTGTCATCTCTTGGAAGTACAGGAACAGTCCGTATCCAATGCCGACAATTATTAAATATAAATAAACCTTTATTTTCCATGGGTTGGACTGCTGAAGCTTTTAAATATGTTCTTAGCATTTCCAAACCTTTAATTCTACTACCAGCAGATTTATCAGCAGGGATAAATAGTTCATCAACAACTTTACGCCTCCACTTCAATTCCTCAAAGGCATCTTTTTCCTGTAAGTTCAATGACTTCTCTGCTTGCTTATCAAAATTATTATACCCAATAACTAAATGATCATGTAAACATTCATCGTCTGTGGCAGCATAGTCCTTATCGAATATAGCAGAATCACCTGCACCGGGACGAACCCTATTACCCCATGGCTTTCTGGATTCTTTCTCACGAATTAACATTCCTTGTTCACGAGTTGATATTCTAGAACCAACATTGGGTTCACCAGTTGATCCGTAAAGCTCATCAATCATAAAAACAGTTCCTCTTGGAAATGTTCTCTGAGAACCATCGGACATTATAACTGGATTTCCATTACTCTCTGCCCACCAACCAACAGCAAAAGGCTTTGCAGATCCCCAGTCAAAGGATCTATCAACATACCAATCTCTTGGAATTTCAAATGGTTCAATTACATGAATATTTGATTTCCAAACATCATCTAATGCCCCACCAGCAATAATGTCCCAGTCACCAGTAAGCATAGCGGCAACCATATGTTTATCACCCATACCTTTATGACGTTGCATGTACTCAGGATCTTCATCTAACAGAAAGGGATTCTCATAAACTAAAGCTGGAATATAAACTCTAGTCATTCCTCCCTCACTCATAGGTGTTTTCCGAACTGTATTACGTGTTACTGGTTCAACAAACATGGCTTTGAATTCATTATGCCCAACACCACCGGGATTTGTTCCACATAAAACTCTAGGAAAGAATCCTTTCTTCATAAAGGGAAACTGTTCTTGTATTTTATCGTAATCTATTTTAAGACCAGCAAGACGAACACGGTGACGTAGATATGTATAAATTGTTTTGGAAAAGTGAGTTAACTCATCAATTAACAATACATGCATCTCAGTACCATGATAATTAAACATGTCTTTATCATGATTACAATGGCATAGATGTATCTGTGATCCATTTTTAAAATCGATCCTTAATTTTGAGAAGTTTATTCGTACTTGTTTTTCCCTTGATAAATTATCCAATAAAGCTACATAACCATTAGGCCCAAATAAATGATTCTTTTCTAAGTCATTATATTTACGTCTGAATAGGTATATCTGTAGTCCCGGCACAGTCAAAGCCCATACAATACTTGCATACCGCATGAGATGAGAATTGTGGGTAACAATAAAATCATTAACCATATACAGACCATTTGGATTAGAAACTGTTATACATCTTCCAGTTTTTAATCCTACTGACTCTACAGAAACAACTCTACGACACATATTTGGAGCAGGAACCGTTTTCGCTAAAACAATTTTACGCTCCATCCTAAAATAATTTTCAGGATTAGGTAATTTAATATACAATACATAAGCATCTTTACAAAAAACTTTATCTCCATTATCATCACGATAAAATGGATCTTTTTTAAGTGTTAATGTGGCAGTGCCACCTAAAGATTGTATAATAAACTTTAGATCTTTTGCAAGTTGTTTGCTTACAGTTGTATAACTTAAATTGCAACCTACTCTATCACCATCTTTTTCCTGTGTACCAACAGTTCCATCAGTATCAAACAATCCTTGTAAAATAGAAGTACGAGTTTCTATTGACCCATATTTATACTGTCTTGGAATAAACTTAGTATCAGAATAAGTATTCAATAGTTTTAATTTAAGTAATTGTGCTTCTAAATCTTTACGAGTATCCCATATAAATCTTAATGTTTTATGTCCTTTAGAATAATTTAAATTCAAAGCATCATACTCACATTGAAAATGATTATAATCAATAGTAGTTAAAGCTATTTGACTCTTTGTTATAGTGCCATCCCCTAACAAAGTACCTAATAAATACGGATCTATTGCAGAAGGATGAGGTATAGATACATTAAAATTCTGAGGTTTACAAATAGGAATCAAAGCCCAATGAGGTCTTAATCCTTTTTCCATTTCATTCTTTGCAGTATCAGTCCATTCTTTGAGTGTTTGAACCTCTACAACTTCTGCAGCATCTTCTCCAAATGTTCTAACATTCTTAATTTTATGAGAACGCCCTGATCTCCACACATTCCATAAGTGCCCCTTTGAAACTTCGGCAGATGTGCCATCAGAAAAAATAACTTTATAAAACTCTAATTCCTGAATTGGATGTAATTGTATAATTTTTGCCATACTGCCATCAGGATTATTAACAACATCTCCTAACTTTAGATCACCTACTTTTTTAAAACCAAATGGAGTTAATACCTTACTATTTAACTCACCCATTTTGCCACTACCAGCACTACCACCATATAATATTTCATTAGCTTGAGTAGTAAATGCAGAGTACTGTTTTTTTGTGAGGGTCATGTCCCTAATATCAGGCATTGTTAGTCCGCCGCAATAATCCTCTCCATTTCTGTCTTGAGAGGGTTATCCGTAGTAGTATCAATTACACTAAGATTAAATGTAAATCCATGTTGTTTTTCAATAGCATCCATGCCTTCAATTTTAATCTGTTCTTTACTGAGTTCTAATAATTTAGTTAATTCTTGAATAGCTTTTTGACGATCTGCTAATTTTAAAATAACAGAAGAGATCATAGCATCCTTACCCCAAAACTTCTGTTCTACTCCGTCAACAACAACACGCCACTCTTCAGGAATCTCTTCTAAAGAATCGAATTTGGGTTGACCGTTAGTATCATAAAACATGAAGGGATCATAAAAAGCCCTCTTATAGAGGACATTGATTGCTCGGTCGAGTATCTCTGTTTTTTTCTGTGCCAAGACAGCATTCATGTAGATAGAAATAGCTTTTCTAATCTTCTCCACATTAAATAATGCTTTCGTAGAATGTCCAGTAGAATAACCAGACTCTTTAAGTGCTTTCTTTTCATCAAACCCATTTACACAATAATGATAAACAAATAATAATTGTTTAGGACTTAATGCCAACTCTGTCCACATTTCTAATATATCATCAGCCTTTACTGACTCTTTTCCCATAAAAAACCCCTATGTCATAAATAGTATACACTATTATAACATAAGGGAAATTTCTTAAACAATTATATCAATCACGATACCTTTTAGGTGCTTTTGATACTTTTAAATCCATATACACATTGTCTGCACAGGCATCACAGTAAAAACTACCATGAATATATCTACCATCAACAATAGGCTCATCTTTTTTGCATCTAGTACATTGTTCTTTCTCTTTCATTATTCCTCCTATCTCCAAAAATTTGTCATATCTTGTAATCGCTCTAAATGTAAATGTGGGCCAGTGGAGTGACCAGTATTCCCAACTCGTCCTATGATCTGACCAGCAGTAACTACTTCTCCTTCATGAACAAAAGTCTCACTTAAATGTCCATAAAGTGTTGAACCCCCAGTATCTACAATACGGATCATCCCTCCAAAAGAAGGATGACCTTTATAAAATCCATCAGGTGCTGGCCAATGCTCTACAACAGTACCATTAAAACATGACAGCACAAAATTACCCTCAAAAGAACTATAATCAACTCCCCGATGAAATCCCGGTTCTCCTCCACCAATAAATGGATTACTTCGCATACCGATCCCAGAAGTAATCACATAATCACCAAGAATAGGACATACAGGATCTGCAAACAGCAGACCCCCTAGAATCATAAAAATAAGTATCAATCTTTTCATTCATACCCTCCTATTATGCTTTAAAATTATATACAGGTTTCAAGGTATCTATAACTTCAACAGTACCTTCCAGATATTTAATTATCTCTTCTGGATCTTTGTAAGCCAGAGGAGCCTCATCAAGTGTAGAATTAGAAACACAAGTTGAGTATATACCATTCATAGCTAATGTAAAATCATCCAAGGATAATGTCTCTTTAGCTTTCCTTCTGGAAAATAATCTTCCAGCCCCATGCGGAGCAGAGAAGTTCCAATCAGCATTACCTTTACCGATACACAACAAAGAACCGTAAGACATGTTCATAGGAATTATTAGTGCCTCATTTAATTTAGCAGACACAGCTCCCTTACGGATATAATCATTATCAATGTAATTATGAATTGTATCTATGCTATTGGTAGTCTCCCAATTCATGTGATGAATAATTATCTCTACAATTTTCTTCCTATTCCATGATGCAAACTTCTGAGCCAGCTTCATATCACGAAGATAATCCTGTGCCAACTCACCAGTCAGGTACTTCATAGATTTTTCAACATCATCTGTGCAAGTATCAATAGCTAACTTCTGATAATAGTTAGCAATCTTCAAACCAAAATTACGTGATCCTGAATGAACAAGTAGAACCTCATCTCCATCTGTGTCCTTAGCCAACTCAATAAAATGATTACCTCCACCTAAAGACCCCAAAGATCTACACACATATCCAAAATCCTGTCCAGTACGTTTAGCCACATCAGCAAACAAATCCAACTCTCTTGCCCCAACATGAATGTTTCGTCCAAAAGGCACATAAGTTCTGATCACTGCATCTAACTTAGCAAGCTCTGATCCCTCAATCTTTTTCTTACCATACACCCATTCGGCACGTATGCCACATCCAATATCTACTCCTACCATATTTGGTATTATAATAGGATTATCTTTATCAATCTCAAGAGTTGTGCCAATCACCGTGCCTGCTCCTGCATGAATATCAGGCATGAATCTAACCTGATTGCCTTGAGCTACAGGATGATTCATCACATCATTTACCTGTGCTAATGCCGAATCCTCCACAAAATCATTAAATATCTTACAAGTTCCATAAGTTCCTGTTACTTCAATCATCACAATCCTCCATAAGTGCATCTACCAATTCACTGTTCTCGGTAATCAAATCATCAATTTGATTTGATAAATCTGCATTCTCGTCAATCACTTCATCCATAGCATCCTGCATTTGTTCCTGAATATCAAGATGACTATCATTTAAGTCTGAAAGAATTCCCATCACATTCTCATCCTTTAATAGATGTAACTGTGTTGGATTGTTTTCTATCCACACTTCCAACCAACCATTTAATCTCATATCATTGTCCATATCTTCCTCCTCGAAGTACGTAATAAGCCATTGTAACACATCATGGATTGACTGTCAACACTTAAAATAAATTATTATTCAATCTTTTTTTCATTTTTTACTTGACATTAAGTTATTGATGTGGTATTGTTACTTATCAGGGCAAGAAAAACCTGAAATAAATTAAGCAGTTTATAGGAGAACACAATGACGAAAGAAGATAGAAAAGTAGTTTTAAATGCATTTTTAGAAAGAAACAGCTGTAAAGATGAGTTCTGGGTCAATGTTAAACTACAGGAAGACAGAGAAGGCTCTGTAAAATACCAAGCCCACTTTAATCGTAGATTAGAAGATGAAGGAAGGGCTGATGGACGTTCACACTTCTTTTATGACATGTTCATGGATAGTTTTAATTGGAGTTTTGCAAATCAACATGATACTATTAACTGGTCGGACATTCATGATAAATGGTATGAATTTTTAAAAGATGCTATATTTACTGTAAGGGGGCTATAAATGAAAAGCGGAATTAAACTACTAATACTCAATATATTTCTTAAGAAACATAGAGCAAAAACTAAATACTGGAAAAATGCATCAAAAAATAGAACAATACATATGTATATTAATCGGGGGAATATTACTGATTTTGAAAATATCATCTCTTATGCATTTACATGGTCTGGTTCTCCTGAAGGAGATAATTATTGGAGAAATTTATCGCATAAATGGAGAGAACTTCTTGAAGATTTAATAATTCCAATAAACCAATGGGAGGATACTATATGAAAACAATACTACATCTATGTGCTGACATAGGAAGCGATTCTTATGTTTATGCACAAGCAGGATACAAAGTTATTAAGATAGGTAAAGATATTGGTGTTGAGAACTATCACCCGACTGAGCCTATCCATGGGGTTATAGCTAATCCTGTATGCACCGACTTCTCCACTGCTCCGGGTTTTCACAAGAAACGAACGCCTGACATGACAATGCTTCAAGACTGTATACGAATAATTGATGAAGCAAAACCAATGTGGTATGTCATAGAGAATCCTTTTAATGGTACTATGAAGGACTATATGGGGTTGCCAGACGCTGTTTACCAACCATGGGAGTATGGGAGTCCTTGGACAAAGAAAACGGCTCTGTGGGGTGATTTCAATATACCATCCCCTCTATATGATAATTGGGAAGATGTGCCAAAGAATTCAAAATTGTATGTAAGACCGGGAAGACCTAAAGCGGGATTTGCATTCTTACATAAGTCGGCAATATATGATATACCAGAGTTCGCTCCGTTTATACCATATGTTGATAGTGATAACGCATTCAGATCCTTGTGTAGTCAAGGATTTGCAAGAGCATTCATGGAGGTGAATAAATGAGTAAAGAGCAGATTTGTAAAAAATGTAAATTTTATAAACTTAGTATGGGATTTGATCCGTCTGGGGACGATCATTTATGTAAGATTGGTTTCCGAAAATACAAACAGCTTGAATTTAGTTCGTATCGACCAAATAGCTGTGAGTGTTATAAAGCAAAAAAAAGGATTAGGAGAGAGAAATGAAACTAATAAAACTGATAAGAAAGATACACAATAAAGTAGATGCTCGTAAATCCAAAAGAGTAAAAGCAAAAGCACAAAGTATGGCTCGATGGATTTCAATAACAGTAATAATTGAAGCCTTGAAAGGTTTTACATATTATCAAGTGAGACTGTACAATAATAGATTCTACAATCACCTGAGTGGTATTGATAGAAATAAATTTGCAAAAATTGTAAAAAATATCTTGACAGAAAAAGAACCGAATGTTACAATTTATAGAGAATATGGAACAGCAGAAAGGTTAAGCATAACTTGGGAGCGATAACTATACTATTAGTTTAGTTATGGGCCGTGATATAAACTACTACACTTACAACTATGTGTGGTAAATTCTAAAGGAGGATAAAATGGGATCATTTTACAGAGGGATAGTAGTAGCTTTACTTGGGATGGCTCTTATAGGGCTGTGTATACGATTTATAATTTTAATGGCATAAGGAGAACGAAATGAAATATAAAGTATGGAATTGTAAAGTAATAGTTAAAGGAGATGTGGCTCTTCCTTGTGGGTTCGATTTTCCACCTAGAAGGGCTGTGATCAATTGCCTTGACAGCTATGGAATAAAAATAGAATCATGTGCTTCTGGCTGGGGAGGCACGGTAAGTATAGAAGACGAAGCATATCTTGAACAAAAAACAAAGGAAACAAAATAATGCAATACAGAAAGAAGTTTTTAAAAGAAACAGGATTCAACATGGATGAAGACAATTATACCACTATGCTACATAGGTACATTGAATGGATAGATGAAGAGTTTATTAGTGCTTCAAAACAAATTGAGGTTTACAAAAAACTTCTAATTAACCATGAGAAAATTGAAAAGAATTATGAAGAACAACTTTCAATGTATGAGGATGCTTGTGGCACAGGTAAAGATCATGTGTGAAAGCATTAGACGATTACGTAAATATGGAACGAACTCCACAATGTATACAACTTGTTGTGGTGTTGCTATCAACAGTGACCAGAAGTGCTGTCCTAAGTGTGGTGAGAAGGTTGTAGGACATGATGCATGCAGTTCTGCACAGAGAGGTCAGATTAGGTGGAGAATGGCTACAAGACATTGGGGGATGAGATGATAACAGAAAAGCGGGCAAAAGAACTGAAGATTGAAATAGTATTTGATTCTGTAGAAAGATTAAAGGAAGTTTGGAAGCAGTATCATGATGATAAATACAAACCAACTAAAGCACCATTGATGCTTGCTCCCCAACCTCACAGAACCATGACAAGAAGGAAGGGAGATATCTTATGAGTAAACAAAAATATCATAAAGGCGATTTGGTTCATATTGTAAAAGACCTTGGTTCTACTATGGGTCATTTTCAAAATGATTGTGATGTAATTATCATAGGTTCGTATGCAGACCAATTTGGCGGAGATACCACTGATAGTTATACAGTTTATTTTGAAGACCGTGAGGAAGTATCGTGGTATCATGAAGAACAATTCGAATTGATAGAAACATCACGATTGGATTTACTTAAAGAATGGAAGAAGATACGGAAGGAGGATAGGAAGTTAAAATCCGATATCGATTGGATTTTCTCCCATGGTACTGAAGTAGAAAAGAACCCCACAGGAGCAACTGCAGAAAGACTTGGCAGAGATTTAGGGATAGATAATTTGTGGGGAAGTAGGGGAGAAGGATATGTCTATTATCACACTGCCACGAATATCTTAAGAGTTGCTAAACCATTCCTATTAGCCAATGATAAAAACGGATGGCTCAATGCCTGTACAGAAATGAGTAGGAAGAAATGAATAAATATATTTACTATGCTCACTCGATGAAAATCTATGATACTGATAGAGAAAAAGATGAGCTAAAAATGATAAGAGATAATTGGGATGACATAACAGTTTTCTGCCCGAATGAAGATTCCCCCAAAAGATGGGAACACATGGACAGTAAGGGTATCATGGATGACTGTTTAGACTATGTACATGATTCTGAATTTGTGGTATGCTCAGAGTATAAAGACCACATAGGTAAGGGTGTTTACAGAGAGGTTGAATTAGCATTAGAAGAAGACAAGGAAGTGTATGTGCTTCGTGATGGTGAGTTTGAAGAAGTCTACACTGTTCTTATAGCTGACTCAAATGATTGGAGTATCAATTTTGGAAAGATAGTTACAAGAGAGGATATGGAATAAAAGAGTAGATTAAACACGATTCTAACTGTTTAAAGGGCCTGTGAGAAACTTCCCGAGGAGGAAATAGAATGTTTGTTTGTAAAAATTGTTTAGACAAGATTAATAATTATGGTTTTATAAGACAGGTTCATTATGAATCTACCTGTGGTATGTGTGGTAAGTTCCCTGCATTCGTTTCAGAAATTGAGATTTATCACACTACTGAAGTATGTCCCCACTGTAACGGTAAGGGGGAACTAATGGATACATGGGGAGAAACAGCGTATGACTGTCCAGAATGTGATGGTACAGGACAGATACATTATTGAATTATCCCCTTAACCCAGGAGTAAGTATAGCCCCCATAAGGATTTAACCCCTATATGGGGATTATTTATTATAAAAAATTTTAGATCATGATTGTATATAGAGATTTGTTTGAAAAAATAAATTTAGTAAGTTTTGTATAGCACCTAACAAAGTGTTGTCTACTAATCTTAATTCAATTGAATAAACTTAGTTAGTCTAGCCTAAGTTAGTCTTGCCTACATTAACAGAGTTAGTCCTGCCTAACATAGTATACTATCACACTAATACACTAATAAACTAATACAACAATACAATAATACACTAATATAACACTACGTATGGTATGAATAACTATGTTGGATAGTACAGGATAGTTTATTTCTGTTATCTTACGTATGTTAGGTGTAATTAAGTTAATTCGTTATAGTGTATATAGTTAGTGGTGGTTATGTTTGTTAGTCTTGTCTACTTTAACCGAGGATTTTTAAGTATCCCTATATAGGGATAATATATTAGTTGCCATTGCAACTAATTAGCCAAAAATTCATAACTAGTCAATACTACTTTATATAGGTTAAACTAATAAGTATACTATAGTAGAACTAACAAAGTATATACTATATAAGATAAAGATAACTAACATATATACTATACAGGCAAGTATATAAAGGATCTCTATGGTAGTTAAGTATAGTTAAGTAGGCTACTGTTATCTATTGTTATTATATTTATCTATTGTTATTAGGATAGGCTACTGCTGCAGGTTAGTTAGGTTAGGCTATTGTTATTAGGATAGGCTAACTATGTTCACTCCTGGGCTATGTTGGTTAGTGTTACCTATGTATGATAGATATAGTTAAACATGATAGGATAGGCTAACTATATTAAGTTAGGTTATGTATATTAGGATAGACTAGTTGGTCAGTGGACGTTGTTAGGCAAGGCTATCTTATATAGGTATAGTTAAGTATGATAGATTAGGCTTATTACTTGCCTGTATGCTTGCTGGTAGTGCTTTAAAACGATCTTGGGATAAAGTAATAAAAGTATATCAGAAGTCTCAAAAGATCGTTTGTGGGGAATATATGGATTTTTCATATGTCAATTATATGCATGTTTAGGTGATATTAAGTATATTCTATTGTAAGGAAAGTTTTTTTTTATTTTAGTTGTTTTTTTATGATAACGGCCGTATACTATAAGAGTAAGTAAATAAATATTTTATAGGAAGGTTAGAAAATGAAAGAACGGAAAACAGAAGCATATTCAAGTATAGAAACTTACAAAGCAATATCAGCAGTAACAATTTATAAAGGATTAAAAATCTTTAAGACGGAAGTAAGTCTTTTCATCGGTTCATCAAATTACAATGGTTATATAATAAGAGATCGATGGGTTGGAATTGACAAATATAATATGCGGACTTCATTGTATACCACTAAAAAAGAAGTTATTGCGGAAATAGATAGGACAGAATAAAGATGAAACAAGAAAGGAGATTTTAATTATGTTAGCTTATGAAAT